TCATGTTCAAGTTGGATGCAGCCGTCCCAGCATCCTTGCCTTGCTGGGTGTATGCCGCCATGATGGCCAGACCTTCTGTCATCCCTCCGCTCAACATCCGAATCTGCGTTCCAGAGGAAGCCAGGGCCGAAGCAAAGGCCATTTGCGAGCTGTTTCCTTCCCGAGCAGCTAAGGTGACCGCGTCCGCCACCTCGACCAAATGCTGAGCATCAGTCGCCGCATCTCGACTGGCCATTCCCACCGCTACCTCTGCCCGGGCCAGCGTCTGGGCAGCGGTCGCAGAGTCGGTGTGCGCGGAGATCGCAAACTGATCTGCGACCGCAATGTCCCGGATGGCCTGAGCGGCATCTTTCCCATTCTCCTTCAACGCGCCATAGGCCTTGGCCAAATCATCGGCGCTGTTGACCCCATTGTTCGACAGCTCAACGGCCGTGGCTGCCATCTGAATCCTCATTTCCTCAGTGGCCCCGCTCATGTTAGCGGTTGCGGCCACGAGGTCCTCTTCGAAGTCAGCGTAGGACTTGATTGCGGCCGCTAGCGTCGCCGCTACGATGGCGCTGATCGCGGTAAACCCATACTCAAATGTTCCGACGATGGTTTCGACTGCTCCAGAGGTAGCGTTCTGGACATCAGTCAGGCCCTGCATGTACTGCCGCCCATCGGCGGTCAGAGTCAGGACCAGTGTGCCTAGCGAATCAGCGCCGGCGACAGCCATTTACTTCCTTTTCTTAGGGGGAGGTTTCTTGGGGGGTTGTCCGACGATGGCAGCCCAATTGGCCTTTGAGCGCTGAATATGACGCTGGCGCTTTTCCTCATCGTCTATGTTTTCCTCGCTCGGCTGGGGACCAGGAGCGAAGTCGAATATGAAGTCCTTCAATGGTGTAGCTTTGTGAGTCGCGGCAGCATAGATCAGCGCAGCAATGCGAGCCAGGTAAAACTCCTGACGCTGCACCACCTTCAAATCTTCCTGCATGTACTCGCACCATTCGAGGAACTCCGTGCTAGAGGTTTCTTGCTGTAGGCGTTGGAGCGGCATCCCTAGGCGGTCCGCTAACCGAAACCACATGCGGCGCTCGCCTCGGTTGCCGTTTAGACGTTTTTTGTGGCCGCCTCGATCCGAGCCTGTTCATCCTCCGTGAGGGACAGTCCGCTCAGTTCCCGGGCCTTGCGGAAGAGAGCGGCCTGCACGCTGGCGGGCCAACCGGCAATGATGTCCTCGGGCACATGATTGCCAGCTGCGTCTACTAACGCCATGGTGATCAGCTCAGTCTGATAACCATCGAAGTTGCGAACGATCGGGGTTGCCCGACCCTTCGCATCGAGCTCCATCTTGAGACGTTTGGCGCTTTCGGTGTTGTAGGCGTCACGCTCCTTGCCAGTCAGTTCGGTGAGCGTGTAATCCTTGCCATCGATCTTGACGGGGACCGACTTGAGGGTCGTGGTGAATTCAAGGTTCTCGTTTTTCATGGGTGTGGTTGTGTGTGGTTATGGTTGCAGGCAGGAATGAATCAGGAACCGGCGACGTAGGCGGGCATGACCTCAGCCCCGGAGAGGTTAAGATTAGAGGGAATCAGCGCCACATCAGCCGTGGGCAGCTTTCCTTCCTCCAAGGCGCCGAGGGTGAAGCTGTCCAGCCAGCCCCAGAAGGACCAGGTGCTGTTGTCAGGAAACGTCACCGTGATCAGCTGGTTCTGTCCCACCATTGATAGGCAGGTCTGCAGGACTGCTGGATCATATTGGACGGAGATCTTGCCGTTGGTGATTGACTTCAACCGCGCAGCCGCCGCCGTCCGGACATCCTTGTTGCGCATCGTGGTTTGGTCGATCATTTTTCCCACGCTCACTCCGGGTGGGGTGACGTTGATCTCCTTTAACTTGACAGTGGGTTCGTCGGAGAACCCGATTAGGGTACTGAAGCCATCTTGTAGGAACATGATACTAGATCTCCTTATTTTGGGTTTGGTTATTCGCTGCTCGTCTCCGTGCAAACGAAAGTGACGTTGACGGTAAATAGGAAGCGCCGCTTAGTCCCGGGTTCAGGCCCTAAGGCCAGCGGCACCCCCCGTGAAATAGAAGGAACAGAATAAAGGTAGCTGCCTAGCGTCGTGGTCGCTCCTTTGAGCTTGTCAATAAAGGCGATCACTGCTCCGAGCTTGGCCCAACCCACGGTATAATCTCGCGCCCTGGTCTTGACCTGAACGGCATAGCGTTCGATTACCTTGCCATCATCCATGAGGCGAGCTTCCTTAATCCCCATCACCGCATACACTGCGGCCGCCTCATGCGGGATATCATCCCCATCCGGCATGGCCGAGACGTAGCAAGGCCAGACCGTCGTGTTGTCATTAGGAACGTTGACCAGGTCTGGCACAGTCAGGAACAAAGACCGAAGGATAGTGGCGGGAGTATTATTCATACCACAATCTCCTTCTTAATGACATCCCTCAGTTCCTCTGCGTGATCCAAAGCCGGATCCGAAAGGAACTTAGCTTTCTGCCCTTGACCGCGACTATGGCGGAAGGGTCCGGTCTTAGGCTTCTTGGCCAGCTCCTCGGCATAGTTGATATTGAAGAGCTCTCCATGCAGAGCGTCCATATTCTCATGGACAAAAATGGCATACTCGGCGGTGTAGCCAACCTGAACCATGGTTCCCCAACCCGCTCCAAGCACCCGCACAAAGCCGGAGCCCTTCAGAATGCCATAGTCAACTGGAACCTCTAGCTGGCTGTACCGATACAGCAACAGACCGGCTGCTCGCAGTCCCCGGTTCAACCCAGCTTGGTGGGCTACCCGCTTCGCTGCCAACTTGGCTAAGGCAGCGTTGAGACTGGAGCGAATGCCAGCGATGTCGGCAATCATCATAGGAAGATCGTGTAAAGGGTCTGAGTATTGCGCAGGTTAGTGACTCGGGCGTGCTGGCGAACTTCAAAGACGCTTGGATTGTTCTTCGGCACAAGCGGATCAACTAGAGAAGCAAGCGTGCCGAGCATAATCAGGCTCCCGATGACAACGTCTCGATCGATGTAGACAACGGCCGCGCTCACTTGGCGAGTTCCAGTGTGATCAATAAACTCCTTTGCTTCATCCTGCCAACGACAAGGGATCTGCACCGGTGTCATCACGACCGGCTGACCGTAATCATCGCTAGCCCCATTGGCGGCTCTCGCCCAAAGCACCGCCTTGTCCTTCAGGAGTTTAGAAATGAAGCTCATCAGTTACACCCCTCCTCCGGGCTGACCTACGTCGGTGGGGTTGTAGGTAGCTCGACGCGGCGTTCCCAGATGAAAGATGCCGAGGTGAAAGTCGCGCATCCGTCCGGCCTTGTTGTTCTTTGCGGCCAGTCCACCATAGGTATCGATCCGCATGGCTGTCTGCCCCCATTGGGTAGCGTCCAACCCGATGTCCACGACCTTTTGCAGCGTCTGGCGAGCGGCTCCCAGCTGCTCCGTGACCGGCCGGGGATCCCGCACCGCATAGAAGTGAGCGGCCACCCAGGTCTCGATCACGGCCAGACGAGAAGCAGAATAGCCTTGCCCTTGCAAGGTGCAGCATTCCGTCACCATCTCATTGGCAATGTTGATGAAGGGATTCAGTCCATTAAGGCTGGACCCGACTACGGCCGGATCTGTCTCAATCACGCCGGCGACATCTGTGGGACTGCATCTTCCTGGTAGCATGGAGAATTCCTCAGGGCTTCATCCAGGTCCATAAATGGAAACTGAGTGATCGCCGAGTCTCGATTGGTGTTGTAGATTTCCGTGCCCGGGAAGATCTGGCGGTGGGTCCGGGCGATCTGATACCAAGCCTCATTGAATTTGAGGTACACGGTTGGGTTGGGCTTTTCCACTAACCGCTGGTGCCAGTTGCTGTCTCCCTCCTTGGACAGCTTGCCATCATAGCCCAGGAGAAAGACTCGGCGGGCCCCAAGCAGCAAGGCCAGATGAATGGCGCTGGCCCCGGTGCTCCCACCATAACCGTAATAGAGGCTGCCATCCGTCGTCAGCCCCTTCATGGTGCGGGGCAAGCACAGCACCCATGATAGGTTTGGCGGGACATACTCGCATTGCGTGGCCACGCAGCCGCCCTGCTTGAAGTAAGCAAACAGCTCTTCCTCGTACCTGGCGAACCAGGGCTGGTCGCTAAACAGGCAAAGGTGGCAGACATTCGGGCCGTGGATAAAGGCCGAGTTGCACCCGATCGTCCGACGCCCCTCTAGTCTGCGCCAATCAAACTCGCGCAGACTAGGGCCCCCTCCGATCAAATAGACATCGGCGTCGGGCCATTCGCGTTCCGGTGTCCATTTCACGCGAGTTCGGCGACATAGGCGTCGACGTCGCCCTTGACCAGGGGTTTCTTGTTGGCAAACCGGGTCGGGTTGTCCCGATCCGCGACGAAGTACCCGTCAGTCCGCTTGAAGACCAAGAACCCGGCTCGACGGGCTTTCGGGAACTGGGCAGTCACATCAACCCCCGGTTTTGCGTCTCCCGGGGCCTCAGAACCGCCTGTTTCAGCCGATTCCGCCCTCGATACGCTGGTTTGAGGGGTGGATTGGGGTGTTGGTGCCGGGGCGGGGGCAGCAGGGGCGCTAGGTGGGCTAGCGGGCGTATCGACCTTCACGAACTTGT